TTTTGCAGGTGCCGGAACGGCGAGCGGGCCAGCATTGGCGGCTGGTGCAGGCGCGGTTCATGGTGCATGAAACGCAATCGCTTGGTGTCGAAATTGGCGGTTTTGTCTATAACTTGTTGCCGCAGCGGGAGGGGCAGGCAGTTGAACGTGTGCCGTCGCCTGTATCCGGTATCGCGGTTCTGCGTGGCGGAAGGTGGAGCGATGGCACTGATCAGACTCCGCCTTGGCGGATCTGGCAAGACAGCCCTGGTCCGTTAACCCTGCTCGGAGTCGAGCAGGAAATCGCGATTGTCACCTAAAAGTCGTTGACATACTCGATTTGGTAGCGGCACTCTTGGTGCCGGAGAACTGGGGAGCAGCAGCCCAGTAGGTGCCTGCCCGTAAGGGGGCGCGTAGCCCTCAGAGGCCGACCCGCCGCAGGCGGATAATCGACTTCGACAAACGGTGTAACCTTTTGTTGGAGTGGGCAATGTCTGGCATTGATGCCGCATTTATCAAGAATTTCGAAAGCGAAGTGCATGTCGCCTATCAGATGATGGGGTCGAAGCTTCGCGGCACTGTGCGCACAAAGGATGGGGTCGCGGCCAAATCGACAACCTTCCAGAAGGTCGGCAAGGGTGTGGCTGGTGAGAAGCAGCGACACGGCAAGGTTCCGACGATGAACGTGCACCACGAGCCGGTCGAGTGCCTTTTGCATGACTACTATGCCGGCGACTGGGTCGATCGGCTTGATGAGCTCAAGACCAACATCAATGAGCAAAAGGTCGTTGCCCGAGCTGGAGCGTTCGCGCTCGGCCGCAAGACCGATGCCATGATCTTCGCCGCGGCGATGACAACTTCGAACTCGATCGGCAGCAGCGCGGCTGCCATCGGTCTCGATCGCTGCACCGATCTCTTGGTTGCTATGGGCAACGCGGACGTGCCTGACGACGGCGGCCGGTATGTCTGGGTATCGTGGCGGGTTTGGGCTGATCTGCTTGAAATCTCGCAGTTCGCCAATCTCGACTATGTCGGGAGTGATGGTTTGGTCTGGAAGGGCTCAGGTGCCCAGGGCAAGAACTGGCTCGGGGCGATCTGGATGCCGCATTCCGGGATTGATCGCACTGGAGGCGTCGCAACGTGCATCGCCTATCACCGCAGCGCGATCGGCCATGCGATCGGCGCTGATGTCCAGACAGACGTTACCTGGCATGGCGACCGCGCCGCGCACTTCGTCAACAACATGATGAGTCAGGGCGTCTGCATCATCGACGAGACCGGCGTGTTCAAGTTGCCCTGCCTGGAGTCGTAAGCCATGTCCTTCACGACCGATACGCTTGAAATTTTTGGCTATGTTCGCAGCGCTGCAGCACTCGGCCGGCACGCGCTCTCCGCCTACGCTACCAATGACACGGCCGCGACCGTCGAGGGTAGCGGCTACTTCGATGCCGCGGCTGGCGTCTTGCCAGCCGGTTCCCTAATCCTGGTCCAGGGAGACTTGGACGGGACGCCGTTCCAGAAGGCCTATGTTGTGGCAAGCAACAATGGCTCGGCGGTCTCAGTAACGCCGGGCGCGACGGTCACCTATGCCAACCAGCAGCGGGTCACGGCGAACGTTCCGCTCACGGATGGCACCTACTATCTGGTGGTGCCTGGCATCGCTGGTGATATCGCGGGGATCAAGACGGTGCTGCAAGGCGGCGCTGTGAGCACCAACGATGCGATCCTGACGTTCAAGATCGGCACCACGGCGATTACGAATGGTGTTGTGACGATTGCGGCTTCTGGCTCGGCGGCCGGTGATGTCGATACGGCAACGCCGTCGGGCGCGAAGACGATCACTACGAGTTCGGTGCTGGCGGTGACAGTTTCGAACACGCCGGGCGGTTCTCGCACGGCCCAGGTCACTTTCATCATCGACCCGAGCTAATAAGGGATGCCGCGGGCCTAGTGCCCAATACACAGAGGGGGAGCTGTTAGCTTGGAGTGGGCGAAGTGGGTCCACTCCAAGCGAAGCGGGTTGGCCAGCTCAAGGGAATGCTAAATGGGGCCTGAATACATCGCCTTAGCCGCCCTGATTATCTCGGCGATTTCGGCTGGAACGGGTGCCTACATTGGATTTGAGCAGGCCAGCGCCCAAAAAAAAATAGCCGAGCAGCAGGCTGAAGCGCAGCAGATTGCGGCAGACGAAGAGGCGCGTCAGCGCGAGGAGCGGAAGCGGCAGATTATTGCCGCGCAAGTGGCATACTTTGGCGCCGCTGGTATCCCGGCCAATGAGGGTTCTGCCCTGGCGCTGCAGCTCGAAACGGAACGGGCTGCGACATCGGAGAGTCTCGCGGCAGCGCGGTTGGCCGCGTTCGATCGAGCAAACCTGCGGGGCCAGGCGGGCTTGGCGAGTTTTCGGCGTACCATGATTCCTGTACAGGCCGGCCTGCAGTTAAGCGATCAAGCCGTTGGGATTTACCAAACATGGCGGGACACTCGGGAGGCGAAATAGGTAATGCCGCCTCGCGAAGTGGGTTCAGCGCCTCGCTATCAGCCGCAAAGGTCGCGCGTTGGTCAACCGCCTCGGCAGATTGAAGCGGGAGAGTCGCTCGGTACCATCCTGCTTCAGGGAAGTACCGGTGTCGCAGCCCGCGCTTTGGAAACCTTTGCGGGGGATCAGGTTCAGAGTGCGCAGATCAGGGGGGAAATCGAGGGAATTGGCGCAGGCCATAAAGCAGCGATGGCCAATGATGCGCCGCCGGATGCGGATCTTACGACGCATTACGGTAGAGCGTTTGCGCGAGGCGCGAGAACTGGGTTCGCTGCGGCGCTGAATGATCGAATCGCGGTCGAGCTCGACGAAGCGGCTCGCGCGGCCGGTGATGACGTTGCCCAGTTCGACAAGGCAGTTGGGAAGATCTCGTCCGGATTTGCAACGCTACCGCCTGACTTGGGTGCGGCGGCGGCCGTCTCGCTCTCAGAGAAGGGCTTGCAATACCGGGCCGCGATCGAGGCGACTCGAGCAAAGAAACAGGCTGAAGCGGCAGAGTTCACGTCCCGGCAAGCAGTGCGTTTGCATAGCGAGGATGCGCAGGCGGCTGCGTATGTTGGGAACATGGCAGGCGTCGATGCAGCCAGGCGCGCGCATCATGTGAGTGTCGGCGCGCTCATTGGCCAGGGAATGAGCGCTCAAGAGGCGACGGCCGCAATCCAGAAGCTCGACTATGAGATTGAGGAGCAGCGCGCGCTCGGGGGGTTCGCGCGCGCTGCGAAGGTTGGCGCCGCCGCGGCGTACACGTTCGTTGGCCGCTTGACTGATGCGGTAGATGCCTTTTCCACTCCAGATACGCGCGCCCGTGTGTTGCGGACGCTCGAAGGTAGCTTGAGCGCGATGGCGGCCGACGAAAGTCGGCGCCAGGCGGCGGCCGACAGGCATCAAAAGAAAGTTGAGGAGCAAACCTCCAAGACTGCGACGGATTTGCTTTATGGCGGCGGCCTGACGATGGACTGGCTGCGCCGAAACAAAGCTGGGCTGAGCGACACGGATTATCAGGCGTTCTCGAAGGCGGCGGCTGAGCCGCGGCCGCCGCGCACGGATATCGCCACCTACGTCGCGTTGCAGGATCGCGCACTTGCCGGCGAGGATGTGCGCGCTGAAGTGAAGGCGGCTGCACTTGCCGGCAAGTTGAGTCAGGAGAAGTTTGAGCAGCTGAGTGCACTTGTGCGCTCAGGATTCGATCGGGCTATCAAGGAAGCCGCCGACAGAATCTCGGCGTTCACCGGTGCGAGTGGATTTTTCGCTGACGACCTGTCTCGCCAAAGAAATCAGCTCGCGACTGAAGAGCTGTTGCGGTGGCGTGACCAACAGGTTGCCGCCGGGAAGTCGATTTCGCCTGTTGAGGCGCGTGCAGTCGCTGATCGGGCGCTTGAGGCATGGTCAACCGTTAAGCCTGGTGACGTCCCGGCCGATCCGCGATTCCTTGTGCGCAATGCGCAGGGTGGGTTCGACGCGCCAGCCACGCGCGCTGCGACCCAAGCGGCGCGCGCGGCCGGCCGGTTGAGTCAGGGGGAAGCTGAGGAGGAGTACCGGCGCATCGATATCCTGGAGACCCGGGAGCGGAACGCGCGGGCGGCCGCGGAAGAGCTGAAAAAGCGGGGCGTGCGATGACTGAGGACCTTGGCGCGAGGTTGGCGGCGGGTTTGGACGCCTCGATTGAGCAAGACGCGCTCGCGCGGCTTCTGCCGCAACAGGACATACCGTTGCCCGAAGACGCGCCGCCGATGGAGCCGGGTGGCCCGCCGATTGCCAAACCGCTGTCCGCGGGCGCCGCGCTGGTGCGGAGCCTGATCCAAGCGCCGCGTGCTGTAGCTCGCGGTGCTCTTGGTGCCGGCGCGAACGGTGTTCGCTCTGCGGCGAACGTGATCGACCTCATGCTTGATGCTCTGCCGCAACCTGGGGATCAGGAGCCAAACGCAGCAACTCGCGGCCTTGAACCGATTCTTGAAGCCGTCGAGCAGTTCATTCCGCCTCCTGATACCGCCATTGGTCGCGGTGCTGAGGCCTTGTCGCAGTTTCTGACGGGCTTCTACATCAGCCGACGATTGCTTGGTGGTTGGGCGCCGGCATCGGCCGGCGGTGAGGTTGCCAAGTCAGTTGTGGCCGGCGGGATGGCGGAGAGTGTCTTCTTCGACGCCCAGGCCGGCAATCTCGCTGATCTGATTCAGGCCTGGCCGGAGCTACAAAATCCTGTCACGGAGTTTCTGGCGACAGATCCGGCGGACTCGGCGGCTGTGAACAGGCTGCGCAACGCGATTTCTGGCCTCGCCGGTGGCGCGCTGCAGGAGGGCGCGGTTGCAGCCTTCAAGGTGCTGCGTAAAGTGGCGAAAACGGCGCGTAAGCCGGCGGAAGACGCTGGCGCGGCGAAACCGAACCTGGTCGCTCAAACCGAACAGCGTCTTGCCAAGGCGGCCGAACTCGAAGTGGAAGAGCAGGCGCGGTCGTGGTCGCAGCTAGGATATGATCCGACAGCACCTGCCGTGAGGCTTCGTCGCGTCTCGACCGTTGATGGTGCGATCAAGACGCAAATGTCGGCTCTTGAGCGTGAAGCTGCGCAGGGGGACGATCTCGTTCGGGCGGATCGGTTGGGGGCAAGTCCTACACGGGCAAATCGCAAACTTCGGCAGGCCGTGGCGGCAAATCCTACAGCCGAAGAAAGGGAGGCGTGGGTTAGAGCAGAAGGCGGCTTGCCGGTGCAGGACAACGAAGTTGTTTTTGATGCCGGCGTTGGTGATGTTGACTCGGAGTTGGAAAGAGCGTTGGACGCGCTGCGAAGCGGTGATCTACCTAAGCCGGTCGCGCGTGGTCCGTCGCTTATCAGCTTTCTGCATCGGATCGGTGGGCTGAAAGATGAGGGGGGGGAGGTATCGACCGCGATTGGTGGCGCCCGCCGCCGGCCTGGTTTGATCCGCAAGAAGGGGTTGTCGCTGGAGGATGCCGTTGAACGTGCTTGGGAGGCTGGCTACCTCGGCGAGACTGGGCGTGGTCGGGTGGGAGCTGAGTGGATCGATGAGGCACGCCCAACACCCAACGAGCTCTTAGATGCGTTGCGACAGGAAATCGGCGGCTCGCGGATCTATCCGCGGCAGACGCGATATGACACCGCCGAAAGTGATTTTATCGACGAGCTCGATAAGGAGCTGGGCCGCGCCGGCATAGACCTCGACAAGGTCGATAACGCTGAAGCGCAGCGGCTGCTGCATCACTTCTACACCAACACACCAGAACCAGACGTGAGACCGCGCACGCAGCACGACATTGCTGCCTATCATGCTGATGATCCAGGTGCGCGCGCGCCGACGGATCCGGCCGCGAGTGATGGTGCGGACCGGATCTTTGTGAACTACGCCAGAATCAATACGGTTGACGATATTATCGCCGCGATCGAGGAAATGTTGCGTGGGCGCACCGATGCGATCGACGTCGCGCGCCGCGGCGAGCGTAGTTGGACGACAACGAAGCTGTCGGCCGCCAGGGTGAAGGCCTTCGACGCGCTCATGGAGCAACGCGCACAGCGCGGCGTAGCGATTCCGACGGCAGAGCGACAGCTGGCTATGCGCCAGCTGTGGGCGTCTTCCGCCGAGCAGTTGGTTGAGCTTGGCGAGGCTGTGGTGAAGGCGCCGACGGACGCCAACCGCTTCCTTTTGCGCAAAGCGACCGCGGTACACTATGCGATCCAAGAAGAGGTGATCGCGTTGCGAACGGAGACCGCTCGTGCGCTCAATCAGTGGCGGATCGCCGCAGGTACACCGCAGCGCCGGCTGCAGGAAATGCGGGGGGCGTTGGACGGTGTGGGGGACACCGATGAGCTCGCGAGGATACTCGCGAGCTTCAAGGGTGATGACGGGGCGCTTGATCAAGTGCTTGGGGATGTGGTGCGTGGGTCGATTGCTGGCCGCGCCGGCAATGCCCTGCTCTACATCTGGGTGAGTGGACTTCTAAGCGGGCCGCAGACTCATGTTGTCAACACCGTGTCGAACGCCACGGTGTTGGGTATCAGGATGCTCGAAACGAAGGTTGCGAGCGATATCTCGACCATGCTTGGAACCGAAGGCGGGGTAGCGCCAGGCGAAGCGTTCGCGTTGTGGCGGGGGTACGTGCAGGCGTCACGCGACCTTTTCACTTTGGCGGATAATGCGGGAACAAGCGGTGCTTTCTGGCGGTTTGTTGGAGGCGACGCCGAAGCTGCAGCGCTGGTTCCGACGCGCGGAAAGGTCGAAAACGAGAGCTTGTTGAGTCCTCTGGCGCCGGAGCAGTGGGGAGTCGCGAGGAACACCTCGCTGGGATACGCAATTCGTGGCGTTGCCGCGACCGTAGCGGTTCCGACGAAGATGCTTCGGGCGGAAGACTACATCTTTAAAGTATTAAACGCACGAGCAACAGTGCATCAGCTTGCTGTGTGTGACGCTACAGCTTACGCGCAACTACATGGTCTTGATGATGCAGCTATCAAACAGAGGATCGCAGATACAATAGCTAATCCTTCTGCAGAAATACTAGACGCGGCTGATAAGGAGGCATTTTTAGGAACATTCACAAATACGACTGGCAAGCTTGGAAATGCTATGATGATGGCACGGCAGTCTATGCCGATAATGCCAACAATATTAACGTTCGTTAGAACTCCTGTGAATTTGTTTCGATATTATATGGAGCGCTCTCCTTTGGCGCCTATGGTCGGGCAGTGGCGATCCGACATTGCCGCTGGTGGCGCGCGGCGTGATATGGCATTGGCGCGCGTTTCGATGGGAACCGCGGCGTTTCTGGCTGCGTACGATATGGCGCAATCGGGGATCGTCACCGGTCGCGCGCCGTCGAGCGCTGGCGAGCGTGATGCGTGGCGGCGCTCGGGCCGTCAGGAGTATTCCATTAAGCTGCCCGGCGGTGAGCGCTGGTATAGCTTTTCACGCGCTGATCCGGTTGGCTTTTTGCTGGGGGCGGCCGGTGACTTGAATCAGTCGTTGACCCCGGAGTTCGGCCAAGAGCTCGACGAAAGCGCTATGAAGGCAGTGTCTGGGCTGATTCTGTCTTCGGCTTACAACATGATGTCGAAAAGCTACATGGCGACGCTGGCTGCGGTTACGCGCGCTGCTGCGTTGCAGTCCGACACGGCGGCTGAAGGCGTCGTTGAGCGATTGGCTGGCTCTCTTGTCCCGAGTCTGGTCGCCACGACCGCGTTGGCTATCGATCCGATGCAGGCTGAGGTGAGTGGGGCTGTTGATGCTGTCGTTGCGCGGACTCCGTGGGCGTCAAAAAACATGCCTCGCGCGGTGGATCTGTGGGGGCGAGAACGGTCTAATGCGAGTGGATTGGGAACGGCGTGGGATGTTGTAATCCCTGTGCGATCGAGGGAGGAGAACCCGGCGCCGATTGATCGGGAATTGACCAGACTCCGGTACTTTCCTCAACGGGCAGAGTCGGATGTTCGGTTCAAGTTACGTGGTCTGCCCGATGTAGTGCTTAACGTCCAGAAGTTCGATCCCGAACTGTTCAATCGATATCAACGATTGGCGGGCAACGATGCTCCTTTGGGGCCGCGTGAGCAGGGTGCTTACGACACGTTGAATGCTGCAATTGAGGGGGTCGGCGCACGCGGCGCGCTGTATCAGCGCCTACGGGACGGGCAGCGAGAGCAGTTCATAGAGACCATTATTCGGCAGGGGCGAGAAGTCGCGGCGGCAATGCTGCTCGACGAAAGGCCTGATTTGCTCATCGAAGTCAAGGAACGGGGCGAGTTGTTGAAAGCCGCTGGAGGTTTGGCGCGATGACCACGCGGGTGCAGTACATAGGCGATGGTGTAGCGCTGGCCTTCGGGTTTCCGTTCTGGGCGCAACGCTCGGGCGATCTGAAGGTCAGCCTCGGTGCAGAGGCGCAGACAGCTGGCTATGCCGTCGATCTGCTGCGCGACGCAGATGGCGGAACGGTCACTTTTGCATCGCCGCCGTTGGAAGGCGTTCTGGTGACGATCGAGCGGCGCACGGAACCGGTCCGACGGACGAGCTTTGCGGACGCGGGGCCGGTGCGTGTACGTGATCTTGCGACGGAATTCGACACCATCTATGCGCGTTTGGTTGAAGTGGGAGACCAGCTCGGGGCGAACATCGTCGTGTGGCCAGCGCCGGCATCTGGCCCGCGGGCGGTCGTCTTGACGACAGCCGGCGCTCTTGCCTTGTCGAATTCGGATCCGGACATGGTAGCTGCGATCGCCACGAATGCGGCGGCGCTCGCGGCGACCGCGGAGTCGATCGCGGAACAGGCGTTGTCAGCCACAAGGCCTGACGGCGGTGCCATCATTGAGTTTCACGTACACACACTGGAGGCTGGAACGCAGTCGTATCGCTGTGCAAAACTTGGCTTGCCTGCGCCATCGGCGAACAACCTCCTCGTGTATTACGACACTGTACGGCTGCGCCCGGACGTCGCGTACACCCTGGACGAAACGGGCGAGTTTGTGGTGCTGGTCGAAGATGTTGTTGACAACGTCACCTCGACCTCGCAGTTGCAGGCCGGGTATACGCTGGAAATCGTC